CGGCCGTCGCCGGATCGAGCGCGGTCCCCGGCACCGCGGTGTTGAGCGGGACGCGGTATTCGTCGCCGTGACCGTCCTCGATCGGATTCATGTTCTCGCGGGCGCGGACCTCGTTGCGGTTTAGCCAGCCGTTGAGCGTGCCGACTTGGTAAGCCTGATAGCGCGTTAGGAGATCGCCGCGCGTCATGTCGTCGAAGTCGAATTTGCATTCGAGGATCGAGCGTTCATCGTCGAACAGAAGGTGGTGGTCGAATAGCTGCTCGATCAACCGCGCGGTCGGCTTGAGCGCGCTATCGACGTATTGCTGATTCTGCTGCTCAATATTATTCAAGGTGGCCTTGTCAAGCTCGCCGAGCCGGTGCGGCGGAACGCCATACAACCGGCATATGTCAACCACCTGGAAGCGGCGCGTCTCCAAGAATTGCGCTTCCTCGTTGGTGATCGCAATCTTGTTGAATTGCATCCCTTCCTCGAGGATCGCCGCCTTATGCGCGTTCTGGACGCCGCTATGCGTCTCGCGCCAGCTATTGGCGATCCGGTCCGACGCCTCTTTCGATAGCTTGCCGGGATGCGAGATCACGCCGCCGATCTGACCGCCTTGGCGGAACAGGACGCCGCCGTGTTGTTGCGTCGCGAGCGCGAGACCGATCACGTCCTGCGCGATTGCGATCGGCGAGACGCCGACATAGCCATCCATCGAAATATTCTTAATGTGGATCATGTCGTCGGGCGGTATCAGGATGCCCATGCCGATCCGGCGCGAATTGACCCGATACCAAAGTTCGCCGTCCTCGGTGAGCATGATCGTGCAGCGATCCGGCGCGATCGGGACAAGCTCTATCGGATTGGCATCCTTGTCGCGCTCGATCACGACGAACGAATTACCCCGGAGGCAGATCGAGCTTACCGCGTAGCCGATAAATTCAAACCATGTCTGCCAGCGGTTCGGCCGGCGGAACAGCTTGTTAAGCGGATGTTGCGGCATGCGTTGATAACCGCCGCCAACCAGCCGGCGTCGGACGAACGGCGCGAGCATGGCGATATCCTGCGAGATCGCGCGAATGCAGGCATAGACGGCGGCGGATTGGAGCGCGGTGAACGGGGTAACGGGAACGCCGGTATTGCTCGCGTAGCCGCCAAGCGCGGCATACAGCATCGGCTGCGGCCAGCCCAACCCGCCAAGGGTTGAAGTGACCGCAGCGTCCGCTTTCGTCTCGGTCGCGATCGGCGCGGCCGGTTGTCCCGGCGAACCGAGCAACCAGAGGCCGAGCCGTTCGCGGAAGCTCATCGCCGGCTAGCCCTTCGGCGCCGGAGCCGGCGGCAGCGGCGTGCCGGCAACGAGCGACGGATCGACGCAGACATAACGCCAGCCGACGCCGGGGATACCGGCGACAACCCAAAATGTGTTGCTCGGTAAGCCTTGGTCGGGATGGCCGGGCGTAGCGCCAGCCGGCGGCTGGACCGGATGCGTCGGGACGCCCGGCTGACCGGCGATCGGATGCGACGGCGCGTTAGGCGGCGGATAGATCGCGCCCGGCGGCGTTCCTGGTGGCGCCGGTTGAATTGGATGGGAAACGGTCGGCGGCGGCCAGACGCTCGGCGGCGGATCGGGCAAGTGGCCGGGAATCCAAGGGTGGTTCGGCGAGCCACCGCCGAAGCCGGGATCGACCGGACCGCCGCCACCAGGACGGCCGAAGCCCGGATCGACCGGCCCCTCGATTAGAAAGCCTTGCACATACGGCATGCTGTTTGCTCCTATTTCGGGTTCGATAATCGGCACGAGATGCAAGGCCACTAGCCGAGCACCAACAGCCCACGGCTTTCATAAACCGAGGCCGTATCGACGGCGCCGATAGCGCGAGCGGTCGCCATAATCAGCGCCACCGCTGCGTCGATTTTGTTCTCTGGTCGCGCCTTGCGCGGATAGACGTTGCCGCGCGCATCGTAGTGGCCGACGACGTTCGACATGCACCACGACAAGGCGCCGTTGCCGTCATGCCGGAGCCGGCCGGCGCGGATCGCCGCGTCTAGCTCTTTTGTCGGCTCGCTGAAGTTCTGCGTATTGGCGCGGAATTCGACGACCGGAACGCCCTCGGCGGCGAGCCGTTGGGCAAGCTGCGTCGATCCCCACGGATCATAGGCGACCGATTGGACATCGAACCGGCGGCAATCCTCGATCAGATCGGTCTCGATCTCGCCGAAGTCGGTTTCGTTGCCGGGTGTGATCCGTAGCACGCCGTCGCGCGCCCATTGCGGATAGGACGGATTGCGCGCTTCGCTGACCGCCGCCTCGTTGAGATAGCACCGGCTGAATACCGCATAGCGTTCGCCGTCGCGGAACACGAGCGCGATCGCCGCGATATCCGTCTTGCTCGCGAGATCGAGGGCCATGTGACACGGCTTGCCGAAATAGTCCTCGATCCGCAGCGTCGGATCGCGGCAATCGTTCCAAGCGCGCATACTGAACAGCGCTTCGTCGGCGCCGACCCATAGATTCAGGTGCCGCGTTTTGAATACGCTTTCCTGCGCGGCATTGTTGCGCGCCTGTTTGGCAATCGCGCGGATCGCGTCGGGCTGAACGGTCTGGCCCCAGCCGGGGTTGACCTTGCGCCACGTTACTTCGTCCCAGGTGTCGTCGGACGTGTCGGCGGTATAGATCAACGAGAACAATCGGTCGTCGTCCTGGATGCCGTCGAGGACGCGAAGCGAATAGTCCCAAAGCTGTTTCCCGACGCCCGCGCTGTTGTCGGTCGCGGTGGTAATGCAGATTAGGAGCGGTTGCGTCCGCTTGCCCATCGCGGTCAACAGCACATCGTAAACTTCCGGCGTTTTATGGCTCGCGATCTCATCGCAGACCGCGACCGCGACATTCAATCCGTCGAGCGCTTTCGCGTCGGACGATATCGGCGCGAACCGGCTCGCGGTGTGCTCCTGAAAGATCGCGTTAACCATCACCTTGACCGATAGCGGCGGTCGCTGGAGCCGCGCCGTGCGGCGGACCATCTGTTGCGCCATGTCGAACAGGATACGCGCCTGATCGCGCGTGACCGCCGCCGCATAGCCTTCGGCACCGCCTTCGCGTTCCATAAACGTGCAATAGAGCGCGGCCGGCGCGACGACGGTCGTCTTACCGTTGCCGCGCGGGACCGCCACGTACGCCTGCCGGAAGCGTCGCAAACGGGTGCCGGCCTCGACGAAGCCGAACAGGTTCGCATAGACGAAGCGCTGCCAGTCCATGAGCCGGATCGGCTTGTCGGCTTCCGGGCCTTTGATGTTCGGCAGGTTCGACGCGAACAGCATCGCGCGATTGGCGAGCGCGTCGTCGAATGCCCAGGCCGAGTTGCCGGCGCGCGCGTCGGCAAGCTCGCGGTTGAACTTGGCGGCTGACTTGCGCGCGGTCTCGCACGCGCTCGCGTCGTCGGCGAGCCGTTTGGCGAATTCGATCGCAGGGGTAACGTGGTCGCGGCTAGCTGGCATCCCTGGCGAGCTTTGCGCGGACAGCGGCATCTTTGCTTTCGAGCAGCTTGCGGAGCGCAACCGTCCGCTCGGGGTTGCGCGGTAGTTCCTCGACGATCCGATGGGCCAATACGCAGAATGGCGCGCTGACCGCGCCGAGATCGGCCGGCAAGTGCTCATAGGCGAAGAATTGTAGGATCGGCTCGCGTGTCTCGCTCATTTATGCGGCCCCCGCCGTCAATTCGTCCCACGGATCGACTTCGCCCTCGATCAAGCGCGGACCGCCGCCCGGTATCAGTTGGATCCTCGGACGCGAGGCCGGCGAAAAGCCGAGCTCACTGCCACACCGAAGCATAATCAGCGCCGCGTGGTTCATGATCTTGAGATATGGCGAAGCGGTCGCGGTGCCATCCTTGTTCTTGGTCAACAGCGGAAGCTGATTGCCGAGATCGAGCCGCGCTTGCGTCATCATGGCGGTCCGATGCCGATCCTCAGCCTCGACCCATGTCACCAGCACCGAGCGATCGAGCGCTTTGAGCAATCCGCGCGGCGCGTAGCGCATGACATAGGCCCAACCGGCTTTCTGGCTCGGCGTTAGAAAGTCGGGCGGAACGACATCGAGATCGGTCTCGGGTTGCGGCTCATATGGCGCGACATTGCGATCGGCGCGGTCGGTGCCGTGGAGCTTGTGAAGCGCGGTCGGCTTGCGTGGCCGTCCGGTCTTGCTCGCGCCGTGCCGCGGTTTTTTCATGTCTCGATCACCCAGCCGGCGAATTCGCCGAAGCGGAAGAATTCGACCGCGTTCGATGGCAGCAGATTGCGCGGCAACGGTCGCTGCACACCGGATAGGGAAAGCTCTTTCGCGACGATCTCGGCGGGATCGACGCCGGCCGCGAGCTTGCCGGCGAGCGCGAGCCGCCACAGCACCGTCCCGACATAGCCCCACTCGGCTTCGCACTTGTCGAAAATGATGATCGCGCCACCGGGCCTTGCTGTGCACACCAGGCGCCCGAGCAAGGATTCGCGGTCGGCTGGTCGGACGAACATCAGCGTCAGGAACGCGACCGCGACATCGAACGGCTCGAAAGCGACGTCCTCGGCGCGCTCGACGATAAGCTGGCCGGGGCCGGTATAGGTCGCCGCCATTTCCTCGGACGGCTCGACCGCGATCAGGTGGGCCCCTCGCGCGGTCAAGGTCGGCGCGAGCGCGCGGCCGATGTTGCCGGTTGCGGCGCCGAGATCGTAAACGAGACCGCCGGTGGGGATGTAGTGGCGCGCGACATGCGCGACGGCGCCGGTTGCCATCTCATACCACGGAAGCTGCTCGCGGACGTGCCGTTCAAAGCCGAGCGCGACCGCTTGATCGTCGAAAGTCCAGTTTCGCGGGATGTCGAAGCCGGCGGCGGCGTCCATCAGGTGAACGCTAGGTGAATTCGCAGCTGCGGGAGGGAAACTGCTGCGATTGCCCTGGCAGTCGGCGCCGCCGGCACTCGATACGGAATTCGCCGGCCCGGCAAGGCCGGTTTAACAGCAACCAAGGAACCTCGATTATGACCAAGACAACCAAGACTGCCAAGACCGCCGCCAAGCCGACCGCGAAGGCGCCGGGCCGGGTCTGGCCGGCGAAGTATCTCGACAAGCTCGCGAAGGCGAAGCCGGCCGCGAAGGCCCCGACGCTCGCGAAGCTGACGAAGAATGCCGCGAAAGCGACCGGCCCCTCGATCGTTCCGCCGCTCGCCGACGCGCTCGCCGCAATGGGCGTTCCGGCCGAAGTCGCGGTCGGTCTCGCCAAGGCCGGCAAGGCCGGCAAGGTCGCGCCGGCCGCGCTCCTGCCGTCCGATCATGGCGACGAAGCGATCCCGGCCGGCAAGCCTAGCAAGGTCGCCAAGGCCGGCAAGGCGAAGGTGGCGGCTACCAAGCCGGCTCCGGCGGCGAAGCCTGCCAAGGCCAGCGAGACGGCCGGCAACGGCGACGCCAAGGCGCCGACCGGCGCCAAGGCGAAGATCATCGCCATGATCGACGCGACCAAGACGGGCGTATCCGCCGCCGAAGTCTGCAAAGCGCTCGGTTGGGTCCGAGCCGGCGCGACGATCGGCCGCGCGATCAAGCTCGCGCCGTTCAAGGTCGCGAAGGTCCGCGACGCGGACGGCGTGTTGCGCTACTCGCGCGCCTAAGCCGGTCAAGCGGCAACCGCCTGGAGGGGCGCCGAGCGATCGGCGCCCTTCCTGCGTGTGACCGGATCGAGGACGCGATCGCGGATCGTCTCGGCGATCGCCGCCATCATGACCGGCGGAACCGCTCGACCAAGCCGCTCCCACTGCTCGGCGTAGGTGCCGAGCAACACGAAGTCGTCGGGAAACGCGCATATCCGGCGAAGCTCGGCGATCGAGAACTTGCGGCACTCGGTCGGATGCGCGACCGACGCGGCGTGCGCCTTCCGGCCCTCTGCGGTGATCGTCGGCGACGGCGCGGCGAGCGACGCGCGGACAAGCTGGAAGTATCGATCCGAAGTCTCGCCCTGGCCGAGCTTGTCAAGCTCGCGGCCGACCGCAAAGCGCGCCATATCGGCTTCCGGCTCGACGGCGAGCGTCATCTCGCTGCGGGTCCGTCGCCGGCCGTGGGTGAGGACGGTCGGCGCCGGCTCGTTGATCGAGCGCGCCTTGCCGCCGTAGGTGGTAACGCGGACAAGGCCACCGTTTCGGCGATCATGGTCGGTGGTAATCGTCGGCGAAGGCGCGGCGGCGGCGTCTTTCCATATCTGCTTGAATTCGAGATTTGAGCTTACCTCGACGCGGACCGCGCGCGACGCCTGGACGGTCGCGGCGGGGCTGCTCGCCGGCGCCATAGCGTGGCCGTTGAAGCCGTTGGCGCACTCGATCGCGCCAATCCACGGCAGCGCGTCGCGGACGCTGTAGCGGTAACTCCTAGGCGTCGGAAAGGCCGGGTCGATCGCAAGGTCGAGCCGCGTCCCGATGAGGATCAGCCGTTGTCGGGCCTGCGGAACGCCGAGCCACTGCGCGTCGAGCAACTGTGCGCGGACGCGATAGCCGCAAGCCTTCAAGGCGGCGAGGATGTCGAGGAAATAGCCCTTGCCGGCGCCCTTGACCAAGCCCGAGACGTTTTCCGCGACGAACACGCGCGGCTGAAGGGCCTTGACCAGCCGAGCATACTCGAAAAATAGGTCCTCGGTCCGTTGCTTGCGGCCGGCGCTGTAGTTCTTGACCTCGCCCCAGCCCTTATGCCGCTTGCCGGCCATCGAGAACGAAGCGCAAGGCGGCGAGCCGTCGAGCAAGTCGAGCTCACCGACGCCGAGACCGGTCGCGGCGAGTATCTCGCCGGCCTCGACCAGCCGGATGTCGCGGAGATCGAGCGGCGTATCGGGGAAGTTTGCCCGGTAGACGTCACTGGCGGGCGTAATGAACTCGTTTGCCCAGACGACCTTAAAGCCGGCCATGCGGTAACCGAGCGAGGATCCACCGCAACCGCTGAACGTCGAGGCAACGCGGTAGCCGTTGAACGGCACCGCCGCGATCTCGACCATGCTCGGGACGCGATAGGGCGGCTTAGGCGGTCGCATATCGCCGCTTTCCGGCTCCATCGACACGGAAGGCCGGCATCGCCGGCTTGGTCCAGTCGATCCGTCCGCGATCGAGCAGGAAGTGATGGCTACGGCAGAGCGTCCGAAGGTTCGCCGGATCGTTGTTCCAGGGGTCGCCGTCGAGATGCGCGACATCGAGCCGGCCCTTGCAATCGCCGATATAGCTTAACTCGCAACGGTCCCTCTGTCCGACCGCCTTGCAGGCCCGCTCGTGCGCGGTCCGCTTCAAGACAACAGGCTTGATCTTTCCGACGTTCGGCTTGCCCCGGCGATGGTGGTTGCCGCTCGCGTATCGCCTAGGTCTCCCACGACTATCTCGCTCGGCGATAAGCGTTCCGCAGCCGCACTCACAGGGTTTCACTGTCCTGCTCCTCCGCGACCTTGTGGCTAATTCCTGCGCTACCGGACCAAGAAAATCCGCATTTTGGGCACTGATGCTCGGTCTCGATCGTCTCATCGTAGCTATCGAACGAACCCGGCGCCCTCGGACCGGCGATAAGCTCCTCGATCGACTTCGCATCAAAGCCGGTAAGCTCGACCGTCGCGCCGAGATCGCGCAAGTCAGATAGTTCAAGCCCGAGCAATTCCGCGTCCCAGCTTGAAAGCTCGGCGAGCTTGTTATCGGCGAGCCGATACGCGCGGATTTTCGCTTCAGTCCAGCCGCGCGCGGTCATGGTCGGAACGGCGTCGATCTCCAATAGCCGCGCGGCGAGCACGCGGCCGTGGCCGGCGATCAACGCGCCGGTCTCATCGACCAGGACCGGGATCGTCCATCCCCACTCGCGTATAGACGCGGCGATCTGCGCGATCTGTGCGTCGGAATGCAAACGAGCATTGCGCGCATACGGAACAAGCTCGGCGATTGATCGCCGCTCGACTTGATCCGCCGGCCATTCAATCTTGGGCGGTGCGGCGCGCGTCGCGCGAGCGGAATTCGTTTGTTTTGGCATTACGAAAAATCCGT